TTTTTAGACGGTGGACATGGACTACGACCCATGCTGTCCGCTGCTTGTTCATGTTTCCAAGCAAAAGCCACTTCGTGTAGTCAATGTCTTCGATCCGAAGGTTTGACCACAGCTGAGAAGTGTTTGAGGGGTTGAGCCGAAGCCACTCATACGACTCATGAGCACACAACTGCTGGGTGTGCGATTTGCCAGCAACGCTTCGCCACTTGATGTACGGAAGTTGTGGAGTCTCGCTCTGCGTCATCACCCAATCGGATGACTCGTCAAAGTCGCGAACTTCCATCGCGTATCCGATTCCTGTCACTGACTGACGTATCAGGCCAATGCTTCGCCGCTCTCGATTCATGAAGTCGATCGGGTCTTCATCGCCGCAATCAAGGATGCAGGAATCAAGGATTGAACGCTTCTCTCGCGATGACTCAATCTTCCCGGTTACGATGGCATCATCGAGCTTCCAACTCTCGACTCTGTTGTCGCCTCCGTGAATGTGAACGGAACACCGAACGCGATCCCACAGGCTGACTCGGTTCATCACCCCGCCGAAATCCGCATAGATCCTGCAAAGTCCATGCTCGTCCCCAAGGACGATTCCGCACTGGACAGCACGACCGTCTGCGGTCCTGTTTGGTGCTCCGATTCCAAGAACGATGCCGGTGATCGTGTCGTTACTCACTTCGCCACCCTCCAAAGCCTCGCCCCCGCCGTCCCGTGACCCTTCTTCCGGGCCGCAAATCCGACCGACACGATCTTGTTGTTCTTCGCCAGACCGGCGAACACGCTCCCGAAAGCCCTCGCATCGTGCGGCACCAGGCCAAGCCGCTGGCAGTGATCCACCAGCTCCTCGCCGGTCATGGCTCGGCCGCTCTTGGTGAGAGCCTCGAGGATCGCCGCACGGGCCGCGTCGGTGTCGAAGCCGGCCACCCGCACCGCCTTGGCGGTGCAGGCCGCGGCTGCGGCGAACAGCGGCATCGCAGCGATCGCTTCGTCGCTTGTTTGCAGCGTCATGGTCAGTCCCCCGTCCAGTTCGTTCCGGCCCGCGGGCCGGCGTAGCCGAGTTGCTGTTTCGTGTTGCCCCACCGCTTGAACCACGCCGCACGCACGGCCAGCTCGTCGGCGTATGGCCTTTCCAGTTCCATAGACTCCCTTGCCACCGCATTGGCGATCACCATCGCGGCATGGCGGTCGGCCGCCGTGTTGATGGCTTCGATTGCGTCCTCGATAGTCATGCACCACTCCTTGCGGCAGCGATCACCGCTTCCAGGTGCTCCGGCCCGTAGTGCCAGTGGCCGTGATGCTTCACGGTCGGCTTCGGAAGGTGGGCAATCGCCATCCTCACCTCGTACCGCGAGAAACGTCGGTTGGCCGCGGCCGTGCCGGCAGCGATCAAGTCGCTACACCGCACCCACGTCCGGTGGCGGTCGCCACGCAATGCCATAAACGTCACGTCGCCCACGTTGCAGCTCATGTAGCCACCTCGTGCTCGAGTTCCACGTTCCGCTCGTCTAGCTCGCGGTTCACGTCGCGGAGTGACCGCACTAGTTCGCGGGCAGACTCGTAGACGGTTCGCATCCGATCACGCTCATCAACGAGTCGCGTGATCGCGTCCTGCAACCTCTCAATCTCAGCGTCGTGCCACCCGTAGATGGCTTTCCGTAGCCAGTTCATGCTTCACAGTCCTTTGTGCGTTTGCCGCGTGACGTGCGGCTTACGGTCGAGGTCACCGGCCATGCTGGTGGAGATGCCACCCGGCCCCCGGCTGCGGAGTTATGTCGCGACCACCGCTTGCGCTATCCCCGCGGCCGATGAATCGGCAGCCGCTACGGCCGGGATCGGCCGGCGAAGTTCCTCGATCAGTAGGTCGATACGTCGGCGGCGTTCTTCCAGCGTCTTCGCCGCGGCCTCGTCGGCTTCCTCGCGGGTGAAGAACCACTCGCCGGCCATCACTTCAAGGACGAAGCCGTAGTCGGCCTTCACGAAGACTTCCTCCCCGACGAGAACGGTCTGGCCGGTCTGCCGGAAATACTCAGTCACCGGGAAGTTGCTTGCCACCGTGCGAAATACTTGTGCCATTGGGTTTCCGGCTCCTAGAAGGGAATGTCGTCGTTGGGTGCGTTGCTGGCCGCGTCGGCCTTCTGCGTCGGCGTGCGGTTTGGCAAAGCCTTGGCGACCGGCACGGTTACCGTAGATGTCGACGGCATGAACCCGTTGACGTAGACGCGCTGGTTCCCGTCCTGGTCGAGCACCGGCACGCCGTCCTTCACGGCCCGCTGTGTCTTCACGACGAGCACCTGTCCCACGAGAACGTCGTCGAGGTCAGCGTCCCACGGCCGCCCCAGCGACTCGTTGAGATTCATCGCGGCCTTCTGATCCCGCTTCTCGTTTGGGTTCAACCACTTCTCAACCTCGTCGTAGGAGTCGTTCGTATCTCGGAAAGTGATGATGAGAAACTGGGTTCCAGTCTTCTTGGCAACGACGTCCTTGATCTTGGTGATCGCCATCTCGTGCTCCCCGTCGGGGATGATGGACGATGCGAAATCATCTTCACTGAATCGGTCAAACCTCACGTCTGCACCTCTGGGGTATGGGCCTTGTTTCCGATCCGCACGATGCGGTCGGCGTCACCTACCAGGGCGTCGTCGATAAGCGACTTGGCCCGATTGAAACTCATCGCTCCACGCTTGAACGCCACGACGGCGTCCTCAACGATTTGCATGGCGGCCGTGTGGGCTGCCTCTGCGCTACGGTCGTCGTCGCTGTGGCTCATGCGGGCACCTCCTGCGGGTCGATTTGCTCGTGACGCTTGTTGATCTCAACGTCCAGCTTGTTCCGCTGGCTCTCGGTGAGGTCTCCGGACGTTACGGCCCTGTCGGCCTCGTCGGAGATTTGCCCCAGCTCCTCAACGGTGATGGCGGCCCTGACGCGGTCGAGCCAGCCTGGCTTTGCCGGCTGTGCTGGCTCGATGCCAGCGAATAGCGAAGACAACGAATCGACGGACATGGCGACTTCCGGCGGCAGCCCGTAGCGATTCTTCGCGTCCCACGCTGCAGACCGTTCGCAGAACAGCCTCCGCTCCTTACCGCCACGCCCGCGGAGCTTGCCGTCGTCGCCCTCGACCACGCGGGTCTTGAAGTTGGCGAACAGGACTGCGTCGGCCCACTCAAGGAGTTTCGGGGCCACCTTGGGCCGCATCTTGAGTTCGTAGCGGTCGTAGGCTTCCTCGAGGTCTGGCGGCGAAACTCTCTTGACAACACTGTGGGCAACGAACACGACGTTGATGCCACGCTCGACGAGGGCCGTGCAGTCAGCGAGCATCGACGAGAAGTTCTTCGCGATCAGCGAGCCACCCTGCCCGTATGGAAGGTCGTCCGGGTGACGCTGCTTCTCGTCCTTGCTGGCTAGGTAGAGGCAAAGCAGTTCCTCGGCCCAGTCACCAGAATCCACGATGATGGTCTGGTAGCCCATCGGTTCTCGTGCCAGTGATACCAGGGTGCCCTTGAGCGTCATCCAATCGCCAACCTCGACTCGGTGGCAGTCGATAAGCCGACTGCCCTTCTCGGTGTCGAGAATCAGCGGATTCGGAAACGATGCCACCAGCGTCGTCTTTCCGACTCCAGCCGGCCCGTGAACCACAACCTTCGCCGCCGCCCGCTGAATGCCCTTCGTGATCTTCATATCTGGATTCCTTCCTCTTGAGCCCATCTCTCCATCTCACTCACGGCCGTCCGGACCATCCGCACGTCGCCGTCAAAACTTCGACTCTGACCTTCGACCGCACCGACACTCGTGAGCATCAGTCGTGCAGCCCGTAACAACTTCAGCGCCCGGCAAATGCCCAACGCGGCCTTGCCGTCCACCACCTTCACACTCGCCCTTTTCGGGTCCACTCCGCTCGGCATTGAGTTCGCTCCTTCGGATTGACACATGACGCGGTGCGTCGATTCCGATCCGTACCACCGGCTGGTAGCCGTCGACCTTGTAGATCGCGGTGACTAGCACCGTGATGTCCGGGCCGATCTGGATCGCTTCGTCAACGCGACGACTGAGAACTAGCACCGCCTACTCCGTTTCTTGGCCGGTTCGCCAGCCTTGGCTCGCCGGGGTTGCTCCTGACAATGCCCCGCTCCGCGGGGCTCCTTTCCGCCGCGATCCGTCGCGGCGGCATCCGTGAACGATCCGCTGATTGCCTCGCCGTACCACGATTTTCCGGTGCGGTCCTGCCGGATTCGCACCTCGGCCAGCCGACGCATGGCGTCCGGCTCGTCGCACAGCAGTCCGGCCACACGGTCTGCCAGCGTTTCCAGGTCGGAGATCGCTTCGCGAGCCATGTCGTGTACGGCCTCGAGGTCGCCCAACTGCAGCCGCGTGTCGATGTCCAAATCGATCGTCTCGTTGAGCGGCAGCCGCCGCGTGCAGACGCCCCTCGCGGTGAGTGCCCGGATCATCAGCCGGTGGGCGACTGGTGCTATGTCGCCCGCAGCGGTGCGGACAAGGTTCGCACGTTTACCGGGGCGGCATCCGGCGGGGTGTAGTCGCACCGCGTCACCCGACGCCGGTACTCCTCGTCCGGCGACCAGCTCATCCGGATCGCGGACGCGAGCAACTGAATCGTTGGCTCGGTTGGGTCGGCTTGCTCCCGCTGCCGATCGTAGTAGTGGCTTTCGTTGTCCATTGCGGCCTCCTCGTGATTTGAGGGTGGCCGCGTTCTTGCGTCGTGCAGTCATGGCGGATCCCTCGCCTACTGGTCCTCGCCGATCACCGTGATCGGCCACTCGTTCTCTTGGGTGGGCCAACTGTACCGCTGTTCACCTGTTCGTCAAACGACTTTTTTTCGCGTGGCGCTCGGGAGAAACGGGCAGTTGGGGAGTTGAAATCTTGGGTCTGCGAGTCTGTGCGTTGTCGCACATACGTCAGCCAAAGAATGCCGACGTTGAACGGCGGGTGCTGTTCGTCGTCGGCGGCGGGATTGTACGGTAGCGTACAGACCGGTCAAGGTCAGATTTCGTTTTTTCTTCAAATCGCTGGAATCACGCTACTTCTTGCGTGATCGCGGGCCACGCGGCCCGCCGCCGAGACTTGGGTCGAGGTTGGCGTCGTAGCTGCGGATGAACTTGTCGACTTCGTCTTCGTCAAACACCCAGGCTCGAGCACCGAGCTTGCGTCCTTTGAGCATCCCGTCGATCGCGAATCTTCGGACGCTGGCTGACGCGACGC